GGTTCGTACGTATCCGTGCCAGCTGGCACCTCGATGATCGTAGTAATACGAGCAGTGAGGGCAGCCTGGTTCACGTACGGGACGGCACCCTTGCGGGTGATCATCTTGTATGTGTTGACCGGCACGTTCTTGACAATCCCAGTGATAGGATTGGCCGAAGGAAGAGCACGCAACACCTGCGGTCGGAAGAAGGTCAAAGTGAACGGCTTGCTCACAGAGTGAGTGTCGACGTTCGTTTGAGTTCCGCCAAGCGCAGTAATCGCATATTGCTTCCCATTGATATTGGGAGCAGTATCCGCCGTTAGCGTATAGGTAGGTGACGTCAGCCCCGTTACAGCAGCACCAGTAACAGGCGACGATGGAGCGAAGGACATAGAAAGTCCCTTTCAAGATTTTTGGATAGGAATGCATAAACCCGAATTGACGCATACGCTAGCCTCTCGGCATGCGCATGTGAGCCAGTTCCGGTGCATCTTTTCCAAGGATGGAGGAAAGGTTTAACATTTTTGTTAAACCGTAGCTACCGATTTCGTCAACCGTTTTAAAGCGGAGGCCGATACGCGGTAGGGAAGCTAAGGGTGTTCGCTCAAATTGAAAGTACTCCGCTTCTCCTGGCCGGCACGAATTTTTAAGCAATTTTATTGCTGGATTCGTCCCAGTTGCGAGCCTCGAAGTAATAACAAAATGAGCACGGTAAAGGCGATCTTGGACGAGATATTTAGTACTCCCGGGAGGGATTACAAATAAATCGTCAAGAAAATTGCCTATATTCATAAAATAATCAAGGGCCCACGAGTATGGCATTAATTCGTAAACAGCAGGAATTATACCACGCGCGTTAAGGCCCAAATGATCATAAACTGAATAGTCGTTGGAGCTTTGAAGAGCAAAATCAAAGGCTCCGACATACCGGTAACTAAGGACATATGTAGCCTGCACTGGGAACTCCATATAATTAATATGGGCTCCCATTGTAAACTTATATTGTCCCGAGGTCTGCGCAGAACCATACATACGCTCAGACAGGTCATCACGACATTTAAAGTCGTTGATTGCTTGTAAAGCGGCTTGAGTATCACGGATCATCGGTTGAATGCCGAAGTTCCAAGTTAGCCAAGCCCTAGAAGCATATGTAAAAGCAGACCGACCCTTTGTTCTCTTAATCTCAAGCAATGACTTGAAAAGCGTCGTAGTGGCTTCAATCGATCCACGAATGGATCTATGGAGGTCACTAATCTCAGCTAACGGAGCCATCGATTTAGATGCCCCAGATGCAGCCGTAAGACGAGACTTCAACCTGGAAAGCGCCTGATCGGCGACAACCATGTCTGTAGTGTGTCTTATAGCTGTGAGTCCTTGTGCATCTGTACCTGTAAGGCCACCATCCCAGATAGAACGACCAGTTGTTCTATCCCAGGATGAATCGCCAGGCAGGCCAGAGCCGATCATGTAATTACAGTCAGCAGAGAAGATATGACTCCACTCTGCGCGATTGTAATACGTGCTCGCATTGGACCCATGCTCTATCTGGTTCTTCCAGCTTGGATTTGAGTTCCTTGTCAGTGACCCGAAATGATGGACGGTACTTGTAACGGGAGCGGAATCAAAAGAGTAAGTAATCGCACCAAAGCGATTATAAACTCTCTGATGCCATTCGTCGTACATGTGACTGGCCGTATCAGGGGTCGTAACGGGCATAGCTCATCTCCAAGGCAAGAAACGACATGCGAGAAGCATGCCGTAAAGGGACTTCACTGTTACGTCGACAAATCCAATGCTTTCAAGCCAAGCTGAAGGTCGTGCGCTATTTGACTAGCGACATCCTGCAGCTTAGCGAAGTCATCGGAAGTAGCACGACCATGAAGAACATTCGTCACAATTCCAAGGACAGTTTCAAGATCCTCCTTCCCAATTTGGCCTCCCGCATGGAAGGCTTCAATGAGATGGACGAGCTGGATAAGTCTGAGGAATACGGACATAATGACTCCTTAAAGGTCGAGTTACAGTAGACGTACG